TGTTGTAGGCTTGTTGTAAAGTTGTTGTTAAACTGTCTGATTTTTTTTACTTGTTCCCTTATCTTTTCAGTATTAGCCTCCTAGAAAAACTATGCAATGTTTCTTCATAACAAATATGTTATCTTAATTTACAAACTCCTTAATGGCATACCAAGCGACTCACGTATATTCTTAACTATAACCTTTAGCAAATAATTTCTGCGTATTCTGTCAGGGTAGATATTTTTCAACTTGTTGATCGATTGCTGCGTAAATCCGGTAAACGACGATATTTGAGATTCACTGAATTTATATTCAGATAGTATAACAACCATGATACCGCGTGAATCAACAATATCACTTCGTTTACACTTTGACAGTATCAGGTCTTCTGATACTTCTGTCTCTTTAGAGACAATTCTTAATATTTTGGCAAAGATTTCAGATTTACACATAATGTTTGAATTTTAGTTATATCTTTGCCTTTGCTACATAAAACTTATCGCACATAATGCAACAAAAGCATAGACATTCATGTTGAAGATATTAAGTCCCCAACGTGCGAGTGTCTATGCTTGTGTATCAGTTTTATGTAGCAGTTAAACGTGATACGTTGGGGGCTTTTATTTTACTTCCCAGCCCCATAGGAAGAGACTATGAACAAAAACAAATTCTCCACAAAATATCTTGTGGAAATGG